CGGCGCTCTGTGGCCCCGCGAACCTCGTGAGATATACCTGCCCCTCAACAGATAGATCGCACAAAATTCACGAAATTAGGAACTTGAGCTAGTCTTTTTAAATAACTGCGGTCACTTTTCAGCAACCAAGCAGGATCTACAGTATATATATCGGAACTATAAACATTGTAGTAAGTGCGCCAAGACTCGGGCACTTGATCAGAACACGGCAACGGATGAAATCCAAACTCAAGAGTTTTACACTCCTCCTCAAAGGATAATTGCTGGGTCTCGGTAACCCCATACAACTTCTCCACCAACTGTCTAGTGTTTGGTTTGACATCTACGGGATCAGGAATGTTGTTGACAGCATTTTTCAGCTTCTCCTTCTCCCATTGATCTAGATTATCAAATATGCGCTGGTCAATAGTAACACCAACAGTGAGGTCTAACAACCTCCTGCCTAACGCATCCAACATTGGGCACCCATGATACTGGTACACCAAAGAGTAAGCTTTCGCCCGCAACAATTGCATGGCCGTCCGCTCATTACACTTAACATATTGTTTGTTTGTCCACCCCACCCTAGCTAATACCTCAAGAGGATCGGTCACCACAACCAAATCATTCATGTCATAAACTTGTCCACAAAACGACGCCTCAGACAAAGTCCGGGTGTGTTCAATTTTAATCGTAAACCCTAGATCTGCAAAATCCTGGGCAGTGGGTGCGTTCCTAGCAGGAGAACAACGGAATAAACCATCATCCCCTTCTACAATGCCAACGCACTTGCAATTTCTCAAAAAGCAAACAAATTCAAATAACATCAGATTGGCAAAACCATTAGACAGGGATGTATCCATCTCACCACTCATACGTGTAGCCACAAGAGTTGCACTCAAGTGTTTAAACGCCAATTGGTTTTTCCCTGTCATAACTGTGGTATACATATCCATCCACTCTCCTGAGTAGCTGGTGTCTTTTAACATATGCCTAAATAGTAGAATCTGCGTCATCTGCATTACCTCAGGCGTGAAATGAGCTTCAAACGCCGTGTAATCAGTGAAAGTATAATCTGAATCGACCCCAGAGGACTCCAACAGATTGCGAATGAACAAAGGCCGCTCCGCAACTGGGATTTTCTTAATGAATTCTGGTCGACTAAATAACGCATCAGACACCGCCTGAACAACGGGTCCAAAATAACATTTAGCTTCATCAACTCTACTATTAATCAAACGTGGATATTTCCAGTCCGGATAAGTCTCATCCTTGATGAAACTCTTGACTCTCCGAAATCTGGCTAAAACAGCTTTTCGATGAACTTTGTCCCACGTACGCGTGAGCTCGACTTTTCGGGCCTGAGTGTAAGGAGCACGCTCTAGCCAACCTTCAAAGTCGGGGATATCAGAATCGGTCAAGGAAACCATATTCTTTTTCAACCAAAGTTTAACGAATTTAATAAATTTACGCTTAACACCTCTATTTACAGTGGGAGTCTTACCGCCGAAGCGTTTTCTCATTCCACCAGCCATAGAAGCTGGGCAGCCCGAACAGGGACGTGGAGGGGTAGCACGTGTAAAACATAGGGGTAGAGATCGCGACCTGGGAACACGCAAAGATCGAAATTCAGCTCGCGGCGTATAACAACGCGAAACTTTCAAACTCTCTTTACATTCAGGCAATGCAATATCCGGAACTTCATTCATCCTATATCCATACAAATACTTCACGTCGCTATCCGAGCAACCTAAAAAGATTTTTCAACATCGACCACACTGCCACCGACCAATGCTGCGGCGACAAGGGACATATCATAATAACAAGAACCCCCTTTCTTAACGTACTCAGGGTCATCATGATAATGAGAATTAGCCGACAAGAGACGATGTGAAGTCTTAACCAACTCAGCAAACGAAGACCTTGGTCCAGCCCTCGTTTTCCTATTAGTTATCGTGGGTAACAACCCATCAATCATCCTGATCTTAGCTAACATGCGAACATCCTTTTTATCTGACCAGACTAAAGAAAGACTGTCCGGTCTATAACAATCATACGAGTGGCCAGTACACCACTTCGTATCTATAGCCAACTGATAGGTTGTGATAAAATGCGGAGCCCTTCGTTCTTCTCGATCAAACTCAGGGGCGAAATCCTCTTCTACTTCGTGTCGATAAATTGGAACAGCAACTAACCTGGAATACTTAGGAACAAGCATCTCGGCATAAGCTGCAACCAACATCCATGGGGCATCAGTAATCCAACAACGATATCTGAAAAAGACTCGCACAACTTCAAACATAATTTTAAGTGTTATCCAAAAGGGTGTAAATACGTACAGAAAAAATACCGTGTAATATGCAATACAAACACAATACCAAAATAAACAAACCCAATCCAGAAACATATATCCCATAGCCAGGACAAAATTTCCAAATGTAACATCATCAAAACTAATCCGCATAACCATAACAGAATACTTGGCAAGAAAATACAAAGGATTCAAAAAGATCTTAAAGACCCCTTCTAATCGGCTGAACATGTACGTCAAGCCCTTTGTATAACACAACTCGGTGGAGGTATAAAATGGCCAAGGAAGGCCATTAGAAATATGGAAATAACACCACCCCGGTCTCTTGTAATTCTTCGGATCCGTATGCCTGGTATTCGGCTGCCAGTAATTGAAATACTGGGTCACCCACTGGTTCGCATCTAGATCAAACAAAGTCTCACTGCCTTCTATGCATTCATATGGTTCATAACCTAACTCTCTTGTTTCTTTGGTCCATCCAAGGGAAGCAGACGGGCCAGCTCGGGAAAATCGTAAATCAAAAGAGGTATAAGTTTCTTGGGTCTTATTGTCGTAGAATTCTTTAGAATCCATTCTATAACAAACCACCCCAACGGCTATTAAAAAGAAAGACATCATGATGTAAGCAATATACCGCTCAGCACAAAAGATCGCAGGTACATAACCTAAAACGATCTGATCTTTCCTCTTCTTCCTCAACGTCTTGTGAGGGGGAACAGACTCTGAGTAAGTAGTTCGACCTCTATTATAGCGGTCAAAGTCCTCACGTGCCTGCAAATCCTTAAGTCCGAACGGATCAGTGTTCTTCCTCTCGTCTTTGACGACATCCTCAAGAGCCTTTAAAAATTTAACGCCCAAGCTGTTTTCACTAGACCGCTCCTCTTTTGCGATGGTCTCTTGTTTTTCCTCCTCGTGAACAGCTTTAATCTCTTCAAGCGCATCAACAGCCCCAGCCAACTGGTCGGCCATATCTTTAACTGCAACATTAACTAGACTAGCACTCTTAGCATTGGCCTTAACAGCCGGCTTAGATTTAGCTTTGCCCAGTTTAGCTTCCTTGTCAGTAAACGGATGCACTTTCTTGAGATGGTCCATAATATCAGCAACCTCCAATCCACACTTATTACACTTCTTACTAGCTGCCTTATAGGGATGGGCAGTTTTCAGATGAGTCTTAATGTCGGTCACGGTAGCATTGCATTTCTTACA